CAATTAATAAAAAGTCTAGGCCTAAAAGATATAAGTGGTCATAACCTTTTTTAATTGCCTCAAGAATTGCATTCATGCCTGTATTAGAACGTGGTCTCTGTGGATTCCAATCAGGGTCATCTGACTTAGCACGTCCCCAATGTAAATTCACTGGTTCCCATTTCTCATCTTCTGGTGGTTCTATAAATCTTTCTAGAGGATAATCAGAGCCTTTAATTTCACCAATGATTTTTTCATCAATAGCAACTAAATAATCTGGCCAGAAATCTCTATATAGAGCATTACAACCAAATGTAATTACCCGATTATCTGGAGATTTTAACAAATGTAAATCAAGTCCCTCTCTAGACTTACCATTACCAATAATTATGCATTCTTTTGTCATAACTGCAATTCTAATCTCGCTATTTTATCTTTCATCAACAACTTTTCTTTTTTCTTCTGTGTGGCTCGTACCTTGTCATTCACAAATTCAAGCATTTCAACTTCATGATGAAGGGTTGCATGTTTAATTTTAAGTATTTCTATCCTCTCTATTAACGTCTTCATTCTTCTTCTCCTTGTCTGACCACGTTGATGCCAAAGCAGGCCATGCATCTTCAAACAACTTTCTTGTGATGCGGCTGTATGGCAATTTCCTTTTGTCCTTTATATGTAAAATCAATTTTGCATCATCTGTGTCAATAGACTCTAAAAAATCTATAAACTGAACCTCTCGTTTCAAGGGATTCATCTTATCATAATTTCCAGTATTGATAAAGATACCCAGTTTCCTTACTTGACTGTATAGGACGTGTTGTAAGTCCATTTCTTTTACTTGTTCTTTATAAGACGGGGCACCCTCAGGTAACAGCCATGTTATATTTTCATTAAAACATACATCTACAATATTTTCCATGCCAATACTATGGTCTTGTCTTAATGCATCAATTCTTTCTTGTCTTCCTGCAATTTTATTAATTCTTGCAAGAGATTCTGCTATGCCTTCTTTCATTTTTTTTCCTCGCTATCAATATCATCATATGCTTTATTGGACATTGCGTCCATGCCTTTCATATAATTATCAAAAATATTATAAACTTCTTTTAAACCTGCTGTATTCATTTCTGTGTTGGAAGTTTTCTTGTTGTAATCATTCATCTATACCATGCCCCTATCGTTGTGTGTGTTCCTTTTGCATTGATATTCGGTTGTTTATGAACCTGCCACCCTTCAAATAATTTTACTAATTTTTCTGCCTTATTAGTTCTCCATTCTTTTTTATGAAAATGTATCTCGATAGTTATTTTTTTTACATATTCTGGTAATGGCTTATAAAGCAAATCATACTCGGAACCCTCACAATCCATTTTTATTACGTCAGGTTTCAATTCGTCCAATACTTCGTGAAAGTTTTTTGCTTTTACTTTTATAACTCTTCTCCCACGAAAGTGAGTTGTGGAATAAAGGCCTTTATTTCTTGAATTCTTTCTTGAATTCTTGGGGAGATATAAATTTATTTCTTTTTCTTGTCCACTTACTAATGCCTCATTGAAACATATTGTGTTTTCGTTATTTTTAGTATTTACCAAACACATATTGTAATTCTCTACTTCTGGTTCAAAGCAATAAATTTTTTTAGCACCCTGCTCGTTAGCCAAAAAAGAGTAACCACCAAAGCAACCACCTATGTCCAGTACCGTACAATCTTTTGGTACCATCCAAGAGTAGGTTTTTAAAATTTCATCAACTATTTTTTTATCGTAAGTATTTTCCCTTATTTCTATATTCTTATATTTCATCTAGAACTCCTGTATCACGTCCATCAAACCTTTTAATCTCATTTTAACAAAATAATTAAACAGCTTAGACCTGTCATTCATTTTATAATTATCTAATTGGTCTATTGCTTTTTTCTCTATGTCTTCTGGTATATAATCTAAATCAACCAACTGTTGATTTCTATGATATCCTCTTAACATCTTTTCATCACAAAAATCATCTAAATCTAAACCATACCATTTGTCTAATTTTTTAACTGTAACTGGTTTTTGTCTCTTATTCGTTACAAACGTATCATCATCTGATAAAAAGTTAGGCACGCCATCTCCTTTATCACCTCTTAAAATATGTTCGTATATAAATCTCTCTGGATTAGGTATTCTTACATATTTCTTTTGATTAGGACTGAATTGTTCTACGTTAGCATATTTCTGTAATTGGCCGAAATCTTTATCTGATGAAAGTATTAATATTTGTTCGTGTCTTACACCATCATAGACTCCATTTTCACTAAAAACGCCATTATAACCATACTTATGCACAACTGATGCGATTAAATCATCTGCCTCTGCATGTTCAACGTGTAATACTTTGTATGGAAAATGTTCTTTAAGGTCATCACGAATTCCGTTTAAAACTTTGAATATTGCATTCCAATCTAAACCTGAATCATCACGTACTTTTTTTCTATGAATCTTATAATAAGGATATAAATCTCGTCTCCAATAATGTTTATCATCACAACAAATAATCATTTCACCATACTTATTAGAAAACTTATTCCGATACATTCTCAATGAATTTAATATCATATGTCGTATCAAGTCTGGCTTAACTTCAAAACTTTTACCCATTTGCTGTAAAAGATTCGCTATCATTATCTGGTTCAAATCAACTAAAATCATAATTATACCCTTAACTTATTATATAATACTTATACTCAAATGTCAACTATTTTTTTGGGTCGTCCATTAATTCATATATCTTATCTAATGATTTGGTTATATGATTCTGTAATGGGTGATATAAGTCCATACTAGTATATAGTGCGGCTCTCAAGGATTCTACTGTATATGCAAAATGAAGTATAAAATCTTTTGTTTTTACATCAATTCCATGTGTTGCAAATCTAGACACTAATTGATGTACATAATGGTCTAGTAAATCATCAATATAAGCCCTCTTATTTTCTTCTAATTCATCTTTAATTAACTTATTAGGATTATTTCTTTTTCCGCTATGTATCTTAGGAAAAGGTATGATGTTATCTAATTTTTCTGTCATTTTATGGCCTTTAACAGTATCATATCGCTATTGATTCTTCCTGTTATTTGTATCTCTTTAGTATTTATATCTTTAAAAATGTTTCTTAATGTAGTTTTCCCACCACTTAACACTTTATTAATAATAGATATTGGCTGATTGTTTTTCAATTCTCGTAACTTCTTAGCCGTTGAGTTTGTTTTAGACCAATTCTTTAATGTAGTGCCCTGTATTTTTAAACCACCTCTATCCATTGCATCATATTTAATCAAAACTCTTGTCTTGACATTGAATAACCATAATTGTAATGCTCCTGGAATCTGTTCTGGAGCTATACTGGTCAATCTCATAGTATCGAATGATTTTGAATATTTAAGTTTAGCAACTTGTCTATCTATTGATATAGTTTTTTTCTTTCTAGGTATTCTAATTGCTTTTTGTGCGGCCTCATACGACAGTATATCATTTAATACACCTTGCATAAAATCAATATACTTGTCCATATTTTCAGTAGTTATATGGTCATAAGCCTCAAGTAATTGAATGTCAACTCCACTTTTTGCATCTAAAAGTTCTTCTACCATTGGTCTTATTATATCTGCAAGAATAACACAATGTTGTGCTTTCATATTTTTAGTTCTTAACCAGAGATAACAATTAAAGTCGTGTTGAAAATCACTATCAACAAATTCATCTATCACATCATCAATTTCACCAGCCATTATGCTTACTTTTCTTTTCAATCTCTCTTGAATTGAAATCACATTAGAATTACTAGAAACTTTTTCTGACTTTTCTGGAATATGAGTTAATAATTCTCTTTTCGCATTCGCAATAAACGCATGGGAACTTTTATCAAGTTTTCCACCACGTATCTGAATACGTAATAATGATGCATAAGTACATTTGAACCAACATTTTTCTGTTCTTCTTAATCCTTTCTTCTGTCGTGTAGTGAATGCACCATTTTCCATGATAGTATCATATATATCTTTTTTATTAAAATGTTCATTATACCAACTGAATGCAGACCCAAGTTGGCTCTCAGTTAGCATTGAATTGTCCCATGAGGGCTCATCTCCTGCGTTTAGATAACTTTTCATACGAATCTGAACAGTCCTATCAATAGTGGAATTAAAATCGCTACACAAAGCAATACGTACGGTCTATCGTTTTCTTTTACTGCAACATATAATAATAAAATTGTACCAATAACAGAAAGTATATAGTCTATTAATAAAAAGGGGTGTATTCCTATTGCTCTACAACTAACTGCAAAAACAATTATCCAAGAACCTAACCATTTCCAGCTATTTAGACTTAGCATTCTGTAACACCGCTTGTATCGCTCCCTTCCATTCACTTGCTCTATTATCCCAATCATAAAACTGGTCAGCATACAATTTCTGAATATCTAATTTTGCTATATGATTTTCGTCCCAATAATTTTCTAATAAAAAGTTCAACAGACCAACATGATAATTAGCATGTACTTGCGGGTTTTCATTATATTGATATTGTACTGCAAAGTTTGCAGTAGTTTCAGGTAATGCGGCATGATTAGGACATATAATAGCACAACCAGCACTCATGGCTTCCATTGCTGATATGCATGAAGTTTCTGGCCAAATGTTAGGATATGCAAATACATGTGCTTTCTCTAATGATTTTCTTACAACTTTATTATCAACTGCACCATGATAATTAATTCCTGGATGGTCTTTACATCTGTCAATCAATGCTTTATATGGTTCGTCTTTTTGTGGCCAACCATATATTGAAAATGATGAGAATACATCTAATTGTATTTTATTCTTCCAACCAGTATTCCATAATGTTTCAAATATGGGAACTAATAATTCTAATCCCCTATGAGGAGTTGTATGATAAATTAATCTTAACTTTCCCTTTTTAGCTTTTTTGATTTTGCCAAACGGAACAATCGCATTTTTTAATACTATAGATTGTTTATAAGGTATCTGATGTGCTAAATGATACGTTTGAAATTGATAGTTCGATACAAATACTAACTTATCAAATCTTTTAAGCGAACTTTCTTCACGTAAATGCTGTACTTCTGGGTCGTCCCATGTGTCATGTAACCAAAGTATGTTTGGTTTATCTTTTGAAATATGTTCATCACGTACACGTGAACAAATTATATTAACTTGGTCAGTCAATTCTTTCGGAACAAGTTCTAACATTTTTTCCAACATCATTTCAGTACCGCCCCTAGCCTTTATAGCAGTACCGTCTTTATTAATCCAGTCAGTACGTTTAGTTACGTCTTCTTCCATGCCTGTTATTTTAAACTTTACACTCATGCAGTACCACCACTCTCTGTTAAAAATACAGGAGATGCAGAATAAACAGATTCGGTTCTAAATGAACGCCAACCTTGAGTATCTAAATCCCAAACTGCAATTACTTTCTCGTTAGGCGGTGTTGCTGATGGTTCAAGTGCATCACTCGCTGGTAAAT